AAGGGCTAGAAAAGAAGTCCTTTTTCTTTGACCAAAAGAAAGCCAACAAGGCTATTAAGTATATCGAGAATTTCTGCCATCACCACGAAGGTGAATTAGCTCCAGGTTTGCTAAAACTTGAACTTTGGCAGAAAGCCGACTTGTCTATCATTTTCGGAATAGTAGATAAGAACGGACTTAGGCAGTTCCGCGAAATATGTTGGATCATGGGTAGAAAGTGTGGCAAGTCGCTTTTGGCATCAGCCATAAGCTCGTACATGAGCTTTTTAGATGGTGAATACGGAGCAAGGATCTACTTTGTAGCACCGAAGTTAGACCAGGCGAGAATCTGCTACGATGCCTTCTATCAGATGACTAAGGCAGAGCCGGAGCTGAACGATCTCGCCAAAAAGCGAAGAACTGATGTCTATATCGAGTCTACGAACACTTCTATTCAGCCTTTAGCGTTCAATGCCAAAAAGTCCGATGGTCTGAACCCTCATCTAGTGGTTTGCGATGAGTTGGCAGCATGGCAGGGTGACCAAGGCATTAAACAGTATGAGGTCTTGAAATCCGCTTTAGGTGCAAGGAAACAGCCGATGATCCTGTCGATCACAACGGCAAACTATGTAGATGGCATCTATGACGAACTGATGAAGCGGTCAACGGCAGTATTAAACGGAACGAGCAAGGAAACAAGGCTCGCACCATTTATTTACCAAATAGACGATGTAAACAAATGGAATGACATCAACGAACTTAAAAAAGCCATGCCGAACCTGGGTGTGAGTGTTTCGGTTGACTACATGCTTGAGGAAATCGCCATCGCAGAAGGATCTCTGTCCAAGAAAGCCGAGTTTCTCACCAAGTATTGCAACATCAAGCAGAATTCCTCTGTGGCATGGTTGGATGCCCAAACCATAGAGAAATGCGTAAGTAAGCCTTTGGATCTGAATGATTTCAATGGGTGTTATGCCGTCATGGGTATCGATTTGTCTCGCACAACGGACTTGAGCTGTGCTGTGTTGCTGGTTGAAAGAGATGGAATCATCCACACTTTTGCGAGATTCTATCTTCCGGCAAACAAAATAGAGGAAGCCACGGCTAGAGACGGACTTCCGTATAAAGCGTACATCCAGCGAGGATTCCTATATCCAAGTGGCGAGAACTTTATCGATTATCAAGATATCTTCAATTGGTGCAGAGAGCTTATAGAAAAGTATAGGATATACGTTCTAAAGATCGGATATGACCGCTACTCTGCACAGTATCTCATTTCCGATTTAAAGAATTACGGCTTCCATGTAGACGATGTTTATCAAGGAACTAACTTGTCAGGCATCATCCGTACTACGGAAGGATATATGAAAGACGGAAAAATAGATATCGGTGATAACGATCTTTTAAGAGTGCATTTCTATAACTCAGCACTAAAGATAAATGCAGAAAACGAACGCTGCCAATTGGTCAAAGTCGAACCGAGACAGCACATCGATGGCATGGCATCCTTTTTGGATGCAATGTGCATGAGAGATAAATATTGGAACGAAATCGGCAGACAACTAATTAACGAAAGGAGATCGTGATGGGTCTTTTTGATTGGCTCTTTCCGAAAGATGAGCCTGTAAAACTTAAAAATACAGAACAATTCAAACTATTAACGGCTTATGAACCGATCTTTCACGATCACATCGGTTCGGTTTATGAATCGGCACTAGTAAGGTCAGCGATCGAAGCAAAAGCAAGACATATCTCAAAGTTAAAAGTTGAACTACAAGGCGAAGCACAGCCGAACCTCAAAGCGAAGATGAAACATAAGCCAAACGATTGGATGACCTATCCTCAGTTTTTGGCACGTTGTTCGACTATCCTTGACTGTACTAATAATCTTTTTATTATTCCTGTCCAGGATGAGTATTTGCAGACCATTGGGTTCTTTCCTGTCTTGCCGGAAAGAGTCTCGCTAGTAGAGGACAAAAAAGGCAAACTGTGGCTTAAATACAGATTTTTAAATAATCAGACAGGAATCGTTGAATTCGATCGGTGTGCCTATTTAAATAAGCATCAGTTCAAATCTGATTTCTTCGGTGAATCCAATCATGCGTTAAGGTCAACGATGGACTTGATCGCCATCAATGAGCAAGGCATCGAGGAAGCCGTAAAGAATAGTGCTTCTTACAGATTCATGGCTAGGGTTTCAAACTTCACAAGTCCAGAGGATTTGGCAGAGGAAAGACAGAGATTCTCAAGAGAGAATCTCAAAGCCGAAAGTGGCAATGGCGGTCTGTTGTTATTTCCTAATACTTATACAGATATTAAACAGTTAGAGAATTCGCCATATACGCCTGATGAGAAGCAGATGCAATTGATCAAAGATAATGTCTTCGATTATTTCGGCATCAACGAAGATGTCATCCAAGGCAAAGCCGATTCGGATCAATTGGATGCGTTCTTTAACTCAGCGATCGAGCCGTTCGCCATCGCATTGAGCGAAGCCTTATCTAAAGCCATTTATAGCGAGCGTGAGCGTTCTTTTGGCAATCATGTGTATGTCAATGCGAACAGACTGCAATATATGTCACAGACGGCTAAAGTGACTGTAGCAAGAGACCTGGGTGATAGGGGAATCCTCACAATTAACGAAATCAGAGAACTGTTTAACTACGCACCATTGCCGAATGGTGATGTCGCATACATTAGGGGCGAATACAAACCTATTGAAGAAGAACCAACGGAAGGAGATTCCAATGACGGAACTAATGGACAAGAAAATTGAGAATGGTAGAGAGTACAGATCGATGACGATGAATGTCGCTGATGCTGATGACTACATGGTGGTTGGCTATGCGACTACGTTTGAAGATCCTTATCATCTCTACAACACAACAGATAGAAATGGAAATGAAGTTGAAGTGAAGGAAGTTGTCAGCAGAAACGCTTTTGACAACACCGACATGAGCGATGTCATTTTCCAATATGACCATGAAGGAAGGGTCTTTGCCAGGTTATCAAACAAAACGATGACCTTGGAAGCCGATGAGCATGGTCTTTTAGTTCGTGCCTATTTGGGTGGCACGGAAATCGGTAGAAACCTTTACGAAGAAATAAAAGGTGGCTATACAGACAAGATGAGTTTCGGCTTTACAGTTGCGAAAGATCATATGTCTTTTGATGGCAATGGCTACGTTCGTAGCATTGATGCCGTTGGGAAACTGTATGATGTTTCAGCCGTAAGTCTGCCACAGAACAACAACACCGAGATCGTCTCTGCTCGTAAACATTGCGATGGAGTTATCGCTGAGTTGGAAACGGAGAGAGCAAGAGCAGAAGAGGAGATGAGGATGTTGAACGAAAAGAAGGAGAATCTTTTGGCAAAACTCAAAGCCTTGAGAAAGGATGAAAAAGATGAACATTAAAGAAATGCAGATGGAAGACATCGAAAAGCGTTCTCTTGAAATCGAACAGGAAATGCAGAATGAAGATGCCGACATCGATTCTCTTTCAGCCGAAGTCGAAGAGTTAGAAGCTAGAAAAGCCGAAATCCTCGCAGAAGTTGAAATGAGAAAACAGGAGATGGCAGATGCCTTAAAGACTGCCAAAGAAGTCGAACCTATTGAAAAGGTGGAAAGGAAAACAATGGATATCAAAGAATTAAGAAACTCAAAGGAATATGCAAAGGCATATGCATCTTGGGTGCTGTCTGACTACAAAGATGATACGGAACTCCGTAAGGTATTAACCGCTAACGCAGATCCTTCTAATGTTGGCGAAAACGATACAACCTATCCTGTTCCTGTTCTTTTAGAAAGAAAGATCGAAACCGCTTGGGAAAACGATGAAATCATGAATCGTGTTACTCCGAGGTTCTTAAAGGGTAATGTAAAGATCGGTTTTGAAATTTCTTCTACTGAAGCTGTTGTTCACGCAGAAGGTTCTGCTGCTCCGGCTGAAGAGAAACTTGTTCTCGGTGCTGTTGAAATCAAGGCAGATTCTGTAAAGAAATGGCTCTATGTCACTACTGAACAGTATGAAATGGGTGGCGAAGAATTCATGGACTACATCTATGACGAACTTGCTTACAGAATCGTCAAGAAGATGGCAGCCCTTGCACTCGCAGCGATCATGAATTCTCCGACCACTTCTTCCGCTTCAAATCCTGCTGTCGCACAGTTAACGAAAGCATTAGCTGCCGACACTATTGTTGAAGCAGAAGGCTTACTGTCCGCAGAAGCTACCGACATCGTTGCTATCATGACCAGGTCAACTGAAGCAGCCATCAAGGCTCTCAAGGTTTCGTCTGGTGAGAATGTCGGTGACCTGCTTGATGGTGTAACTGTTCTCCACACGGATGCTTTACCGAACTATGCCGCTGCAACGAGCGGACAGACTTATATGCTTGTCGGTGACCTCAAGTCCATCCTGGCTAACTTCCCTAACGGAAGAGAAATCAAGTTTATCTTTGATGATAAGTCCAAGGCTGAAGAAGATCTCGTCAAGGTTGTCGGTAGAGTGTTAGCCGGCATCGGTTATACGAAGCCGAATCAGTTCGTCCAGGTTAAGAAGCCTGCCTAGTCAATAATGAGGGTAAAAATCACAAGACCAACGCATATTTTGGTAGAACCATGCGAAGTCGAAGTCTGCGATGCAGAAGCAAACAGATTGATGGCTTTGGGTGTAGCTGAAGTGTGCGAAATCAAAGAAGTGCCTGAAAAGGTACAGAAAACCACGAGAAAGGCGAGGAAGTAATTCTTCGCCTTTTTACAAGGAGAAGAACATGAATACGATATTAGACAAAGTTAAACTTGCCTTGAGGATCGTTACCGATGATTTCGATCTTGAAATACAGGATTTGATAGACGCTTGCCTTTTGGACTTAGGTATTGCCGGAGTCACAGAAAATGACACTACGAACGCTTTGGTTATTCGTGCCATCTGTACTTATTGCAAATATCATTTCGGAGATGCCAAAGGTGTTGAAGAATTGGAACGCCTAAAGCAATCCTATGACGAGCAGAAAGCACAGATGAGCATGG